ATAAAAACTCAGCGCGCTGCCAATAAATTGGCAGATCGCATCTCAGGTTTTCCTCTTACTTACGGAACAAGTAAGGAAAATAACATTGAGATATTTACACTATCGCAGGTTTAGAAGTCGCGTCAATCCTAAAATAATTTTTACTGACAAACGCCCACCGAAGTGAGAATTTGCCAAAACTAAAATAGTTTCACCGTATAGATTGAATTGTATCTACTACACGATGGAAAAATTACGTCAAGACAAACTCGATTTCAAAACCTTTATATAGTACAAATACTCACTTTGATCATTTTATACAAATGACGTAAGTAAAGGCGGACAGCCTATAAAATACGTCAATTGATGATCATCACCAGCCGCTCGGAAAAAGGTTGGTGTGTTCGGGAATGTTCCCGTAATAAGAAGAGAAGCGTCAGGTGTATCAGAATCCACACGAACTGTTCGTGCAAAATTAAATCTGACTAGACTCAACTTAGTTGTGTTATAGTAAGGAACGCTATAACTCGTTGATATATTATCTGTGTTGGCCACACTAACTCCCAACATAGGGATAGTAGCATTTAAGCTAAGTGGGTCAAACCAGTTAATAGGTGTCGAATTAAAATAAGACGACGTAGGAGGACCAATAAGGTCTCCAGCAATGACAGATGTGGCAAGAGAAGCTTTTATAGAGCTATTCCCTGTAGAAGAAACATAAATTCTCATAGAACCTCGATAATTATTGTACATCAGCGAGACATAAGAATAAGCATCTCCACCAGGCCCGTCCGCAACAAACGCTCCACCAGAGGTAGATGTACAAGCTGAAAACCAAGGACAAACCACAATATCACTAGCTATACCTGCAGGAGTATAATTCATTTGCATCCAACTATACCTAGATATGAGTTGTTTAACAGATGTAAAATACTCACCAATACAACGTTCAGAGGGTTCAATACCTTGAGAAGCAGATTGTTCAGCTCCTATGACTCTTGAATCTGACTCCAAGGAATTTCCAATCAACAAAGGAACACCGCGTCGGAAACTATTCATTGGTACAGCTAACTCACAGTCATCTGCCCCATAAAAGAAAAGAGACATATCAACCGAAGAAGCTACACTTTCAGGAGCTCTCAGAGGATTTAAAACAACAACACTCAAAAGCCCTGAAGTTTCTGCAGTTGTGATATACTCCAAAGGAAGCAACCAAGGCAATTCAAGCTCAACTTCATCAACAGCATTAATGTCCCAGATCTCTCTGAGACAAAAAACACTATCAGACATACTAGGTCTAGTAACTGCAGTAAACTCAGGTTGCCACATAATCAAAAGACGACCAGTATGGAACCCTGTCTTAGCCAATTTAATCCTAACTTTTACTCCACCTCTCCAATAATTGAAAGCTCTAGAGAGATACCCTAAAGGACCAAAACAAGTATAAGACGCAGTCTTAGCACCACTAGCATAAGTACCTGACTCTGACATCATTGCTGGACCAATTTGACTAGAAAAAAGAGTAGCATTGGCAGCAGAAGCAGTAGACCAGTTTATGATAGAATGAAAGGCCTCAATCTTCTTAAGAAAGTTAAAACTCATTTCATCTTCATCATAAGCGGAAGAATCGGTAATGCCCTTAAGTCTATTAGTTGATGTCAAAGCTAACGGATAAGAATTATCTAGTCCATCAGAAGTAGCACCATATCTATTGAACTGAGAAGAAACAGTTTCGTCTACTGTAGAAGATAAAGGCTTGGAATAACCAAAAGAAGAAGCAACACCAGCTAATTTATCAGTAGCCCATGCTGTTGGTCCTGCATAGGCAGAAAGCATCGGTATAGCAGACAAACTAGAAGCAACTCTAGAAACCTGTCTAAGACCAGAGGAAATAGAACCAGCTTTTATAATGGCTTCATCTTCTTTATCTAATTTCTTAGATACAATAGCATTTGGAACCATAGGTGCAGCTAACTCAACATCCTCAAACCAAGTATAGATTGTATACTCAACATCAGTAGAGGTAGCAGTAGCACCGACCTTTAACTGATTAAAAACAGACAAATGATAAGTACCCCAATCAAATGTGCCCAATGTATAATCATAGTAATTAAAGGGAGAGACAAAAGGAACTTTCATCTCTACAGAAGTATTTCTACAATCTAAATAGGCATGAGGCTGCTGAACTTTAGTTGCTAACTTAATATTTCTAGTAGCTAACTCATTAGCAGTTCTTTGAGGAGCATTAGGTAGAAAATGTAAAAGCAACTTCCCTTGTTGAAAAGGATTGGCATTTACAACCACCTTAACACAAAAAAGACCTCTAATCAAATTAAAACCTCGAATCTTTTGAGCATAAAATGTCAAATTTAAGACGTTTTGGGCAGAAAAAGAAGTTAAGATTACATTTGAGGCACTACCAGTCGTCCATAAACCAGCAGTATGATACTTGGGTTTAGCAAATATCTCTTTAATAGAAATCATTTCAGGAGGGAGTGAAGACTCATTCTTCACTGTCATGACTTCTTTCTCTGCTGTAGAATCATCTAGAAAAACAGTTGTAGTATGTTCTTCTATAGATATCCCAGCATCAATCTCAGAGTTGGCACATAATTCTAAATCAATTAATGTCTCAGTGAGATTGCGCGTATAAAAATTATAATCTTCAGCAGATTGATAATAACTATACTCATCCAGATCATTATTTTCTGGGATTCGCATGAGGGTTTTAGCCTCTTCATTTAATGAGTTTATTGGATCGGTGTCTGTCATACTTTCATTAAAAATTTTTTCGAGGTCGTTCGTAACTGACAAAGCCTAAAACAGGTACGTCCACGTACAGAGGTGTTGTATATACAATTAAACAATTCTAGTTTGTTTATGCGCACATCGTGAAATTTAAATTAAATTTGCGCATCAAAATTTCCTTCTTTCTCCTATCTCTATCTTCCCTAGATCATTTCACTAGGTATGACGGTTCAACCCAGATAGAGAACCAAATACTAAAAGGCATTCACACTTTTTCTTTTTATTATTATTTTTGCTAGATCATACAATTGTATACATTATTGGCGACAACAATAGCCAATTATAAACATTTATTTACAAAGTTTTAGAGTAATTAATACTCTAAAACATCGTCATCCCACGGAGTATAAGCCGCGTTTAAAACAAATTTAAACGTGACATCATAATTCAGATAGTCTGACGTTATTGGGGTACCCTTTAGAAGAGAACGATCCAATAATTTCCTCTTGAAATTTTTATAATACTCTCTGCCTCTCAAAGAAGCTTCTTGGAGAGCAGTATTAATTACAAGATGAAAATCTCTCATATTGGTCTCAGACCAATATAGAGAATGTTTGATAGAATTTTCATTGATAGGAGCTATATATCTTCGAACGGTAGAATCAAAGACAAAAGACCTCTGAAGATAAGTGCATTCAGATATAGTCTTAAACTCGTAATCAATAACACTATCTTTATCAGCAGAAGTATACACAAAACCCATTTCATCAAAATTCTTTTGTGCTATCATAGCTGAAAAAGGAAAAACAACTTCCCTTATACCAATAATATGATCATCCCCTAAAGAGACCATCATAAAATTATCTTCCAATGCGTAGATCTTAGGTTTATCATGGATTGTTAAATCATATGATAAATGATTAAGACCTACTGATTTAGTCCAACTCATTAAATAATTATATCTACCAATAATATTATTTGAAAAATTTCCAAACAATTGAGTTATAAAACAACCTGAAGAAAGACCATCATGAAATTGGATAACAACAGAACAATCATCTAAAGTAACAAGATGCATTGAATGTGCTAATCTATATATCAAAGCCTCTCTGGCAAGACATTCTTCTTCAGTAGCGTTATAATAATAATGCTCACAAAACCTACGAAATAAGATAAACAGGTAATGTTTAAGACGACCATCATACTTGCTTTGGTCTCCATCAAATACATTTTCATAGTCCATAAACACATTAGCCAATATATCCCAATCAGAACTATATGGATTCATTCCAGAAGAAAAACCATTGAATGTATGGTGCCTTAAAGCACAATCTTGTAAATCACCGAATAATCTCTTCTCCAAGATCAATTGATGCCACTCAGCACCAGAGATATACCTAGACTTACCAGACAAAATAGATTTGTTAGGCAAGAGTTCGGATTTTAAGAAACCTTTATTGATAAAAGTAGGAACAATTCCTTTCTTTAAATCAATATAGATCTCTTCAACCTCTGACTTAAGTAAAGATATGACACTATTATTAGTGTCTCTAGGTCCCTCAGGACCATACATCATATACTTAGTTATTCCTCTTGACTGTAATCTCTGACCAGCACTAGATTGTCTACTGTCAGGTTGAACAAGGCCTCTACCATTTATAGCATCATTGCATGACCACACAGAAGGAGTGGATCTATGTTCTGATCTAGCAGAATCCCATTTTCTAATAAACATAGAGAAAGAAACATCTAATATATCAGGATTTATAGAAGGAGAATCAAAGCAATACTTTGAAAGAGCAATAGTAGTAGGATTAAAATTAACCCACTCATCACCTACTTTAGCACTATATTCTTCTAGCATAGAAGGGATTTTAGCATTGGTACCAGGTCCAAGAAACTCAAAATAAGGAGTCCTCTTATACTTTGTAAATGTACATTGCTTTATAGGATCTCTCTTTTCTATGATAGGAAACTTAGAAGGAATCGCAGACATACCTATCATAGGAACTTGCATTGGAATAACAAGCTTAGTGTTATCAGCAATGTCAAGAAGCATAGCTTCTAAAATCTCCTTAGTGACTATATGTGAAGCTCCACGCTTTATAACAGAGTTTGAAGTGCTCCCAGCTGAATGCAAACCGACTATCTTATGGATACCCTTATATCTATCATCAGCTAGCCAAAGGGGTGAAATACAAGTCGAAGGTACACCACTAACATTATAACAAATCATATTTGAACCATAATTATGACCTAAAGCCATATAATTTTGGTTCTCCGTCCATGTTTTGACAGGAATCATAACTATATTTCTCCTGGTATCAGGCCTATGAGTGTAAGCTAAAATCATGTCTAACTTACCATCTCCATCTCTCAGATCTCCTTTGGAAATAAACTTAGAAACAATGTCTGGCTTAGGCATCATAATCTTAGGAGAAAACTTAACTAAGGCCAAATCTTTATCCTTCCACTTAACAACTTCACAGTAACGGTAGAGACAAGAATATTTAATTCCAGAACTCCCAATTAAATGAATCTCCAGTTCAGGATTTCTCATATAACAGAGATCCAAATCTGCTATAGTATGTTCATTTACAATAGCAGTAGTACCTCTTAAGAAAAGAATATTTGTCTTATTAGTATCATTGTAATTGAGTGTAAATAAATTTGATAGATTTATTGACTCAGTAACATCCATTAAAGCTTCTGAAAATAAAAGAGAATTTGACTCAATCATCTCTTCCTTGGTGACGGAAGGTATAGCATTAGAAGTCAAAACATAAGAAGTCTCTTCTGTAATTGCTCTTGACACAGGAGCAGAACTCTTAATCATATCTTTCTTCTTTCTAATCTTAGCAGGAGGAAGAATAGAATTTGCTTCCAAAGTTTCTTCTACTATAGGGATAAAAGAAGAAATTAAATCAACAGAAAGAGCTAGAGCCAAACTAGACCAAAAACCATAACCACAAGCAAATGTCCAAAGTGATTCTTTCAAAAACGCTTTAGTATCGTTCCACTGTTGTTGGACCGCTAATCCAACTAAATGTGAACCTAAAGAAAGAGAATCACTAACGGAATGTTTTCTCAAAATATTAAAAACTTCTCTAAAAGTCAACACATATCTTCGAGATGAAGCAGATATTATCTTAAAAATGCACTTAAACATATGTAAAAGACACCTCATCTGTAAACCAGGTTGACAATAAATTCTCTTCATAGTATTGATACCAGTCTCAGCAAGATTCTGAGCAAAATCAGGACTCTTAGATATCCCACCAAGAACATAAGACAAGATCTCTTGGCAAAAAACCTCATCAACTTCATAAAGCTGTTTAAAGAAGATATCATCCATCAAAACTTCTTCAGACTTTGAATTTCCTTCCATTTCTAGAAGAGGCTCGAAGTCAACTTCAGTAGTTTCACTGACTATAGGATTAGTGACAAAAGCTATCATCTCATCTCTAGACATACCAAAGAAAGGATTGACAGTAGCACAATCAGTAACTGATGTAGCTTTAGCCAGATTCAGAGCTGCCAAAGCAGAATGATCTACATATCTAGAGACTAAAAATTTTATAAAATCTTTCCACTCATAAGTTTTATTTTCACCAGGCTCAAGAGGAATAAACTTACCAACGTGATCTCTCCTAAAAGTATATCTTCTAAAGAGATATATATTAGGATCAAAAGATGTAGAAAGCTTCTTATTTAATCCATATTTACTTGGATCATCAGAAACAATCTTATACTCAGGCTTTATATCAACCACAAAACTGTCACCCAATCTCTGAGCAACCGCATCGGGTTCTATAACACTAAGATTATCCACATTCAACTGCCAAGCATTCGTAGAAAAACCAGCAACAGAAAACTCATAAAAAGTTCGGCCTTTATCAAAGGCTTTATTAACCATCTTAGGCTGAGGATTTACAGCCATAATCAACCAATTACCATGACAAATCTTTGGGTCTTTATTAGTATTTTTCATTTGAAATATATCATCAACAGTAACAAATTCAACACCATTAGAATAGGCTTCTTGAAATTCATCTTCAGGCTTAACGGAACATTTATAAGCTTCTTTATTTATCTTATACTTGTCATAATCTTCAGAATTTAAAATAAATGGCATCATCAACTCAGATATAGACTCCATCAAAGTACTTTTACCAATCTGTGAAGGACCAACTAAAGTGAAAGTGTATGGGACAGGCTTAAGGCCCTTATGAAGAATACCATTTGAAGCAAAAGACATTTCCAAAGTCTTAACTGTTTGCTTCAAAAAAGAAATATGAGATCTATAAGAATTCATAGAAGCGTCATGAGGAACTAATTTTTCTGTTCTATAAAGAGCCTCACACTTACGCTGAAAATCAGCATAGTCTCCTCTATGTATTCTATCTCCAGAAGAAAATCTTGAATTAAGCTGTGTAAAATAATCTCCTATGTCATAAAGTTCAGGGAAAGCTCCTAAAGCCTTTTTGAACATAGTTATGCCAAAAGGAGAAAAGATCAGATCACAAATCTCTCTAAAAACATCAAATATCATAGAGATAGTAAAATCACAACCATCATAAATTTTCTTCATCATACTACACTTCATCATCACTGAGTGAAAGTCTAATTTCATATCAACACCAGTGTAAATAAGTGCTAAAACAGAAATCAAAAGCTTCATTGCCGATGAAAATCTAAAGGAAGTACCTAAATCAGAATTAGCTTCCATTTCTAAGACGGGCTCATCATCCATTTTAGAAATAAAAGCATCCCAGATCTCTTTAATAACAGATAATCCAACTAAACTTGCACCAAAAGTTTTAGCAAAGGTTGAGTAGCACAAAACTGAAACACCAGAAATAAATGCTAAAGTAGCAAGCTTCTTCTTCAAAGAAGGATTTCTTGACCAAACAACCAAATAAACGGCTGTCATAAGAGTTACAAGAATAGCATCTCTTATTTTCTCATCTTTAGGAAGGAAATTGGTAAACATAGAAATAGGTTTTTCTAATGAAGGAAAAAGACCTTTAAAAGTAGAAAAATCAAAATCAAAACCAACTTTGACATTTGATGCAGCTTCTTTAATAGACGCACTAGCAGAAGCAATACTCGCTGAAAGCTTTTCAGCAGCATTATCAATAGAAGCAGAAAACATTCCTGCCGCTTTTGTAACATCAGGCATTTTTACTCCCTCTTCTTTTATAGAATCAAAAGACTCTTTCACACCCGAAACAGGGTTCAAGTCAGATACAAATTTCTTAGCTGATTGAAACATATTCGGTTCCATAACCAAATTAGATACATTTTCCTCTAGAAGACATCCCTTAGACACAACGGCACTTTTAATTCGTGCGCGACGTTGAGTAAGCTTAATGTATTCAAATAGAGCAATATCATAATTTGTTATTGTTTTATCATAACGATTGACACAAGGTCTAGACTTAGAATTCACATACTTAGTCTTTGAGCTAATAACTGGTTTCAAGGCCTTAACGCCAAGATTCGATAAGACAACTTTAGATTTTTCAAGCATTGTGAAAAGTTTAAAAGTTGTACTGCAAAGAAAGGGGGGGGGGGGTTGGACATTTTAAGGACTCCGAAACCATTACCACATCTTTTACGAAGACGGGGACAAAAACGAGCTTAACTTCAGCCAAAGGTTAATTGCGACTTTGCTCATATCAAGAGCTTGTTTATACTGCCATCGTAGTATTATGTATCACGCAAGTATATTCAACTTCTCTCTTCCCTCTACGCTATGACCCGCAGGACCATTTCACCTGCTGTGGCAGTTCGAGTTAGATCATAGATCAAG